TTCGTCTTCAACGAGCTTTTTATGTATGCCAAAAGCAGCATATGTCATCGCCTCGTCTTCACCAAACCAAGTATTTCTTTGAGCCCATTGCTCTGCTTTAGGGTCTGGCCTACGGGGCTGCTGTTGAGGCATAGGCTGCCGCACCGCCGCCTGCTGCTGCGCTTGGATTTGCTGTGCATAGCGTTGCTGTTGCACTTTAGCCTGCTGAGCACGGTCATTTTCAATAGCCAGCCGGGTAATAGCCCGCTGAGCCTCAATAACGCCGTTTGTGTCGCCCATTTCGATAGCTTTAGCCAATTTTTCTTCAGCAGAAGCTATTTGTGACTCGACACGACTGCTGTACTCATTGACATAGTTGCTATCCAGCGTGTCCATGCGCTGTTTTAGCTGCTGTGCTTCAGCTTGCACGTTTTGAGCATACTTCAACGCTTCTTCGCGCTGGCGCTCTGCTTCGCGCATTTTCTTTGTCAGGCGGTCAATGCGCTTTTGCGTGGCATTTTCCGCTTTGTCAAAATTATCATCTTCTGACGCCTGCTGGGTTTCCTGACCCTCATCGTCATTAGCTACATCAACCTCAGTTTCCTGAGAGTCGTCCAGATCCAATTCAATCTGTTCTTTTTCTTCTGCCATTTTTAACTCCTAGAAATGCAAAATGTCTTCAGGTTCTTGAATACGCGCCAAAATCTCGTCATCGTTCAAGATGCGGACTTCACCACCATCAATCTTAAATCGCGAACCAGCGTAACGGGCAAACATCACCCAATTACCCTTTTCGCACCACGGACCAGACGGAAACTTTTCCGCGTCCTTGTAAGCCAGTGGCCCTACCTTCAGGACATAGCCAACCTGTGTAGATACATTTTGCTCATCCAAAACTTGGTTAGGTAAGTAAATACCGCCATCGGTCTTACCTTTGCCGCGATACGGCAAAATAAGCAAACGCCAGCCCGTCGGGTCTGGCAATCTTTCTAGGAGGGAACCGCCGATTTTTTCGGGGTCTAATGCTTTGTCAGTGACATCAACGTAAGCTTCCGCGAGGTTTGCGACGCCTTCACTTACGCCTTCAAGATCAAGTTTTTGCGCTTCAGTCATTGCTTTGCTCCTGTTTTTCTAGCAGGCCCTTGAGTTCCTGTTCCACGTGATCCAGAGATTTTAAATTTCCCATGAGCTCACGATACTGCTCCATGTTCTTGACATTGTCATAAATCAACAAGTCTTGAACTGCCTTCCGCCGCTCTTTGATAATCCGAAAAGCAGCCTCGGCAAAATATATTTCATCCACTCGTATATCTCCGCGTTAAATCTGATATATTATTATACCATTTCCAGCGCAAAGTCACGTGTTTCTTTGTTCCTTCTTAGCCAACCTTTACCAAAAGTATTAAACGTCCGAAGGCTCTTATAAAAAACCTCGCGATCATCAGCTACAGCCTTAATTATTTCCGCCGCGTCCGCGGCTTCTACCGCCGCTAGAGTCTTTGGGCCTATCGCCCCGTCCGCAGTCGCTCCTACGGCCTTCTGTAGCGCTTTAGCCGCCCTTCCCGGCCCGCTGTTCACGGCCCAGTCAAAAATAGCAAAATCTACACCTGACGGTAGGTTGTCACCCTTTACCTTATCCCAGTAGCCCTGCTTGTAAATTAACTGCACGTGCTCTTCAGGGATGTTCTTTAACTCATCCACATCCTCTAGCGGTCTGCCCAGAAAATCTGAATAGGTTTTGTGCGTAATCCCCTTGTTAGTTGCCCCGCCGGGATCCTCCGGGTGGTCAACAAAGCCGCCTTCGTGCTTTAGCACCATCTCTAGGCTTTTGAAGAAATTGGCTTCCATTAACGACCTTTCATATACTTGCTCACAGCGCGGTTACCGAACCAAAATGACATAATGGCGGCAAACAGGCCTTGAGTCTCCGGAGTCCACATAAGCGTTACAGCGTCTTTCCAATCGCCGCCAGACTCCAATACTTTCACGATAATCACGACTTCCGTCGCGGCGAACATCAAGAAGAAGGCATAAGTAATAACAGGCCTAACACTACCGCGCAGAGCGTTGACAAATCCGCCAGCGTCAATGCTTCGATCATGCTCATAGATGCCCTTCGTCTCGGCTATATCCGCCTGTTTGTCGAGTTCCTCTAATTTTAGCGCGGAGCGCTTCTCCATCAACTCGGCTTCCATCTTCATGGTTTCGAGCTTCTGTTTGTGCTCCTGACCCGCCTTGAAGAAATTCAGCACTTCCGGGAGAAAGCTTGTCCCAAAGCCCAGTAAACTCCCAAGCAAACTCATCATTTTCAAGTCTCCTCTTCATATCCGCTATGCGGCGTTTCAAATCTGCTACTACCTCATCCATCGGTAATCGTAAACCGCACATTCGGGTGATCGGGGTAATTTACCACGACCTGACCCTCTGGACATTCGTAATGGATATAGGCAATTAGTGTGGCTTCACCTAATGCCACCTTATCCGGATTATCCAAAGTTATAGAATACGCGAAGGTATCCACCTTATCAGTAGCAGGCCCCATAAACTTAGTAATAGACGGCGTAGCCTTGTGAACAAAAAGGTCACTGTCGCGAACATCTAAAATAAAATCAGTTACAGTGCAGTCATCACGGTGCTTTTCTCTCGCAACCGCAACTTTAAACTCGCCGTTGCGGGGCCCGTCAGAAATCTTAAAATGTTCGGGAGCCCACGTTAGGATGGGGTCGTCAAAGCCGATCTTGTCGTAAAGGGTGTATCCGCCACCTATCAAAGCAAACGTGGCGGTAATAACGCCAATCCCTTTTGTGATGTTTTCAAAATCCATCAATACACCTTTACCGATCCGTTCTTTATGTGCTTTGGCACACAATACGCGGTCACCCTATCTTTAGGATTTAGATAATCCAAACTCCTGTAATTCCCATATCTTTTACTTACCTGAGAAGCATAATAATTACAATCAACTATGCTGGCAAAGTACATATCGTTGCTGATGAGCTTCCGGTCATCCCCCGTGCCTAAATACACCATCAACAAAAATACGTGGATCATTCACTTGGCTTTGCACCCTTGCTATTTACATACAGACCAAACCACGCGGCCCCCGCGCCAACGATCACACTGACAAAACCTGCCTGTGCGTTATTCGGGTCAGGCAAAGCCATAAACCAAGTACACGTTTTGTAAAACACAATCATGTAACTAAGGATGAGTAACCGCGGAACAATTCGCCACGCATCTAATTTTTCCGGCGTAATCATACAGAACCTTTCATTTTGACAAGCCAAACAAACCCTACCAGCGCCGCTGCGCCGACAAGGACTGCCAATATAATAACACAAATTTCTACAAATTTCTGCCTGCGCTCACGCTGGAGGTACAACGTCTCCTGACGCTGCTTACGGATGTTGCCTTCCATGCGGATGAGCTCGTCCCAAGCCGACCTGCCCAAGGTCAGGCTAATCCATTGTTTTAATTCATCTCTTTGGGATTGCGCTTTGCGTTTAGCAGCAAAGGCCTCAATAGCCTCCTGCTCTACAGACTTGCCGTTAAATAATTTCTTGAATATAGGTGGGTTTTTAGCTTCTTTTTCCGCTTGGTCAATATCAGAAAGAGCGCCCATCCATCTGGACAGGTCGCCCGCCATCGACTCAATATCACGGCCAATAGAAAAACCTTTTTTAAGTGCCCCAAACGCCGCTGACGCGGTCGCCATCGCCGAAACTGGATCCATAACTATTTCCCGTAGTTATAATAAACATTATACTCTCTTCTTTTTCTTTTTTGGCTTAGACTTCCCAGCTTCAGACAAAGCAATAGCGATAGCCTGCTTCTGCTTGTAGCCCTCGTCCATCAGCTTACTAATGTTCTTGCTAATGGTGGCCTGACTTGATCCCCGTGCTAACGGCATTAGCTACAACTATTGTAGCCGCCACCTTTTACAGCAGCACCCATGCCACGAGCCGTTGCACGACCCATGCTCATTGGAACCTTTACTTCGGCTGTCTTGCCATAAGGGATGCGACCCTGACCCTTGATGTCAGCATATTCTACTGCCTTGGGTGCCGCACCCGGCTTATTCGTTACGATTTTTACTGCGCCCATTCTACTGGCCTCCTCTGCCAAGTTTAAGTAATTCACGCTCCATAGCAGACTGGATACGTGCCTGTGTCTGCCGCTCTTGCGCCGCCAACCGCTGCTGGAACTGATCCGCCCGCAACTGCTGGTTCTGTGCATCAAGCTGCAATTTGGCTTGGTCATTCTGCGCGTCCGCCTGCTCAGCCTGTGCCTTAATCTGAAGCTCCTGCTCTTTAAGCTGAACCAACGGATCAGGGCCCTGACCAGACACCTGTGCAGACATCTCTTTGACCATCTGCATACCTTCAGCAACAAACTGTGCTGTAAGTCCTTCAATTTGCAGCATTTCTTCCTCAGTAGCCGCCTCGCCGCCCGCGGCCTGCCTGCTCTGAATAAACTGCACCGCCGCCTTCTCACGAGCAGCAATCCGAACGTGCTCCATGATGTGCTTCTGCAACGCCATCGCAATAGCAGGCATACCACCAACCATAGGCGTCGAACCAAAGACCATGTGCGCCATAATGTGCGCCTGATGCTCCTGACCCTCAAAAGCCTTCAGCGGTATCATGTCCATCGCGTCAATGTTTTCCTGCGCCGGATCCTTCGGAGTCGGCTCATCGTCAGGAATGCGCCGCATAATACGGTCCACGTCCCGCACACCAAGCGCATCGTACATATCCCGATACACCTCGTACATATTGTGCATCTCTGGAGCCGCACCAGCTAACTGCAACTTAGTCTGTGCCAAAGCAATCCGCTGCGCCTGACTAAATACATTCGGATCAGAAACCGGTATGATGTCCACGCGGTCATCAAAGTCAGTCTTCATTACTTTAGCGTCCGCACCCTCTACAGAATACGGATACTCCTGCGGCAAGCTCTCACTCATCACACGAGCCAAAATTCTAAACTCAATCCGCATCGCATTGTGCAAGCGCTTATGCACCGCACTCATTACACGAGAGCCCTGCTCTAGCATCGCGATAGTCGTACCAACAGCAGCCTGCTGATTACCATCGCCCACCTTCATGTCAGTAATGGTCGCGAACCGCTGACCCGCCTGAACCACAAAGCCAAGCAAGTTAAACAAGGTCTGATCGGGCCCTTTAAATGGCAGCGGCATCAGGCTGTCACGAATAGCCCCACCGGGAGCGTCCACATCGCGGAACTCTCCGGGCTGCAACGGGTCATCGTCATCCCTGATACGCAGTCCACGGGCTTTGAAACCCGCTGGGAGGTTGGACAATGTACCAGCGTCGATCAACTGTCGCAGCGCCGCCGTGGCGGTTCGTGACAAACCGCCAATGGTGTGAATAAGGCCCAAACCATAAAAACCAAAGCCCGGAAGGAACTTATAATGCACAAAATACTGTATCTTGCGCTTTAACTCGTCATCCTCGCGGTAATTTCGGCGAATTGCCAATACCTGCCCGTTGTCCTGACTGATGGTGACAACATATGGTACTTTAATACCTGTCGGCTCACCGTCATCGTCAAGCTCTTCATACCCCTCAAGGTCTAAATCAACGTGACACTCCAAAATGGTGCAGTCATAGTCAATCTGTGTCGGCGAAACACCGTCAATACGGTCAAGTTCGTCCCCCACACTGTCCATTTCTGCCTGTGCAGGAATAACCGGCACGTCTAAATAAAACCCTGCGACCTGCTTCTTCCGCAAATCGTTCAAAGACATACGCACAACCTGCGTAATATTTGGGCAAGTATCCAAATCTGCCGTCTCATACGGCACAATCAGGTTCTCAGCAGGAATAAACTTACTTACTGCACGACCCAAAGTCTCGTCATAGTAGACCTTCTTGAATGTACTACCCGCCAATGGCAAATAGAACAGCATCTGGTCCATGTCAGGGGTGTAATCCTCCATCACATTCGTGATGTAGTAATTCATAAAGTGCCTTACGCGCTGCGCTTGGGACTGCTTTTCTCTTGTCTCGCTTCCCATAATAGCAGTTCGCACGGGGCCGCTGGCAGGCAACAACTCATTGAACGCCTGCGCCTGAAACTGCGTAGCCGCCTCGGCAAGCAACGGGTGCGTAACCCCAGAAGCCCCTCTAAAAGGCTGGGTCCTCTCCTCGTAGTTGAACCCAAGAAGCTCCAAACCGTTTGCATAAGCATCTTCCCAATCCTGTCGGCCAGCCTTGTTGGCCTCAAACTCACCCAACAACTCACCGGCTATGCGGCCAAGCTCCCTTTCAGGCATCTCTTCGGCCAAGTTTGCATAAAAATCATCATTCTCGCCGCGCTGATCCGCTGGCTCAAAATCTACAGTGACACCGCCATCCTCTTCCGGCGATATCTCAATATCCATTCCTTCCGCCATGCCCTCAAAAGACACGACATTGTCCATGCTGCCCGGAACCTCTAGCTCCACTTCAGCCGCTAAATCCTCTGGATCCAACTGCGACGGGACATTTTTGTCCACCATGCCGCCAATAGGTTCACGTGCCATGCGTTATCTCCTTCAAGACTAACTTACCATAGTCCTATACATATTTCTAGCAATTGGTGCTAGGCTGCCCACGCCCCGTGGGCCGCGGTTCATGTTTCGCGCTACATCAACCAAACTTATTACGCCGCCTTCTTTTTTCTTAACTACACCGGGAACGATGTTGTTTACGTCAAACACGGCATAGTTTTTACCGTCCTGCTCGTAAGTGGTAAAACCATCAAAACCATTCGATCTCATCCAATCTATTACACCGGAGTCCTCTATCGAATCGTATCTCCCAGCTTCAACAGCCCCTATAAAATCAACATCCTCATCTAAAGCAAACCCGTCTAATTCTTCTTTGTTTTTCTGGTAGAAATCGCTTTCTCTAAGTTGTCTAAGGTGATCTGGATTATCAACATCAAAAAAATTAGCGTCTTTAAGGTATACAGGACGTATGTTAGGGGCCCCGTCTAAAACATCCCCCGCAAAATATTCTGCTGAACTTGGAGTATCCGCTACAAAAGTATACGGTGCGTCCGGGTCAAACTCTTTGAACTCTGCCCCTGTACCGTGGTAAAAGCGCTGTGGTTTGTCGCCGCCCAGCAAACCTGAAGAGCTTTGGGCCGTGGGCCACGGAAACTCATCATAACCCTTAGAGTATATTTTAGCGCCCGTTTCGGAAGCGACGCGGCGTACATCCTCTATACGAAACGGCATTTCTTCCGGGGATAGTGTCGGGTCAACACGAGTCATATCAACCTCGCCCGATTGAACCTTTGCCTCAAGCTCGGGGGAAACCGCCTCCGCAGAAAACCCGCGAGGACGGGAAAACTGCCACGACGCTATCATATCTTTATCGTCTTCAAGACCAAACTCCATTTCTTCTCGTGACTCATATGTACCAAACCGAGTTTTTAGCGGGAAAGTTGGGTTACTCGCAAGAATAGCTTCTTTTTCATCAATGTTTCGTAAAATCACAGCGGGGCGCAGGGGGTTTCCTAACCGAGCCTGCGTTTCAAACGCTACACCTTCGCCCGCAATTCGGCGATAGTTTTTATACGCATCCTGAGACGCTCCGTATGAGGTTTCTGGGCCCGTTGAAACCCGGATACCTAAAGTTGCCATAGCGTCTTCAAAGCGCTCCGCCCGGACTAATAAGTCCGTAACTAATTTTTCTCGCGCTCGTTCCACTACTTCATCTTTAAATAATAAATCATCTTTTTTGGGTATGTACCCTAAACCGGTACCTGTCATGTC